AATGTAGACAGTTCAAATTCTTTGAGTATAGATCCTCAATATTTAAAATATACCATTCCTGTTGATTGTAATTTAAGGATAGTTTATACATCCCATATTAATGGAGGTACAATAATTCTTGAAACTATAATAACAAATCATGCGTTAACGGGTGAAATAAAACCATTATTTAGCCAAAGTGCAATCAATGACAATTCATGTGATATAACTGAAAATTTTTTAAAAGGAGATGTGATTTATCTCTCAACTTTAATTCATGGAACTGCTACAACCGGACAGACTGCAAGTTGTAGTTTTGATATTAAAGATATGACATCTGTTGTGATACCTCCTAAAGGATCAGTTTTCTTTGCTCCTAATATTGGTTTTGATAATCAGTTAGATTTCTTTAAAATGTTTGTTCAACTCTTTGGCCTTACCGTATCTGTTGATAATGAAACAAAAATAGTAAGGGCCTACACCATGCAAAAACTTTACGATAATAAACCGATCGCAAAAGACTGGAGTAAAAAACTGCATGACGTAAAGACAAACGAGTTAAATTTTCAAACTCTTACGGCTTCTTACGGACAAAGTAACTTTATCCGATTTGATGATAACGCACTTGATTTAGTAACTGATTCAGGATCCTTTTCGATTCAAAACGATACGCTTCCAATTACAAAAGATTTATTTGGAATAAAATTAGAAGCTGGGATAGATAAATTACTTGGAGCGATAAATCCTATTGCCAATATTCCACTTGAAGAAATTGACGTCGATTTAGTGATTACGTTCAAAGGTGGAAAACCTCACATGGTAGATATATCAGATAGTCCCGTTAATATATTTACTCCACCATCTACAATTACTTCATACATTGTTAAAGTAGCTACTCATGCAAAGGCTCAATCATTCATTGACTCTTTTTATCCAGGATTAATCACAATGCTTTCAGATGCAAAGTATAAGATTGATGAAATGTATTTAACCGATCAGGATATTGAGGACTTTGATCCGTTCGTTCCTGTTTATATTTCAAAGTACGGAGCATATTTTTACGTTAATAAAATTAATAATTACATCTCAAAAACTCTAACTAAGGTCGAACTTGTAAAACTTTAAATCATGGACGAAACAAAAAAAATACTCTTAAATGTAGACATAGAAAATGTTGAAGCAATAAAAAGGCTCGCAGATACTAAGGCCCGTATGGCTGATTTAAGGTTAGAGCAAAAGAACCTTGATGTATCTACTGATTCAGGGAAGCAGAAGTTTGAAATTTTAGGACAACAAATTAAAGCCCTGAATACCGATTCTCTGACTTATCAGAAAACTATTCAGAGCAATGTAAAATCGCAGAATGAAGAGTCAACAAGTATTCAAGGTCTTAAGGCTTTACTTTCTCTTCAGACAGCAGAATATAACAAGATGTCATCTGCTATGCGTGACACCACAGCCGGTAAAGCGATGCAAGCATCCATCAAGGGAACATCTGACTCGCTTAAAAAACTCGAAAAGGATTTAGGTGATAATCATAGAGAGGTTGGTAATTACGGCACAGCTCTGGGAACTCTTCCCGGGATCTTCGGAGAAATGCAAGCCAAAGGACAATCCGTTTTAGTAGCTTTAAGAACTCGATTCGAAAGTACTAAAGATATGGTTATGCAGTACTCAGAAGCTGTTAACGTATCTAAGGTTGCACAAGGTGAAGCGGCAGTAGCTGCTCAAGCCGCAACCGTTGCAGAATCAGAACTGGCAGCAGCAGAAGCGGCAGGAACTGCAACCGCATCACAGGCCGCCGCCGCTGAAGCATTGAGAGGAACGGCAACTGCAACCGCAACGGTAGCAACCGAAGCCAGTACAGCCGCAATGAAAATCTTTAAGATAGCTCTTGCGAGTACCGGTATTGGACTTCTTGTTGTGGCATTGGGTGCGGTTGTGGCTTATTTCACTCAGACGAATGAAGGTAGTAAGCTCTTTTCACGTCTCATGTCGGGGATTAACGCAGTAATTCAAACAGGAGTTAAGATTTTAGGGTCTTACGGAAAGCTTTTGGTTGATATTGTAACACTTAATTTTAAAGAAGTGGGTAAAGATGTTGGTGTTTTGGTAGATAATGTCAAGAATGCCGGTACCGAAATGGGAAAAACTTACGAAGCCGGGCGAAAAATTACCGATGATAGGCAGAAACTTACTAAAGCAGAACGTGAGTGGTCAACTGAAAAGATAAGACAGCAAGGTATAATGGATACTTTAGCTCTTAAAATCAGGCAAAGTGATACTTCAGCAGTCGAAAGAAAAAAGGCCGAAGCTGAAGCGAGCAAAATAAGGGAAACTATTTTCAAAAGAGACATACAATATGCTAAAGAGAATCTTAGAATCGTAAATGAAGAACAGGCTCTTAAGTCTAAAAAAGATTACCAGGCTATTGCGGACGCAAAAAATAGAGTAGAACAAACAATCGCTGAAGATAACAAGTACGAACAGAGTTTAAAAAATAGAGTTGGCCGGGTTAATAATATGATCGGTAAAAATTCCGAATCAAGAATTAAAACCGAAATAACAACAACTGAAAAACTACTTTCTGAACGTGGAAAATCTTTAGACGCCCTCGAAAAAAGTACTCTTATATCTGAAGATGTTTACAATGCAAGAATTAAACAAGTTAAAGACCTTCAAGATGAAGAATTAACCTTACTGAATAAGAAAGCCATTGCGGAAAAGATGAGCGATAATGCCGTTTTAATTGCAAAAGAAAATATCAATCAAGCCTCATTAAAAAGGCAAAAAGATTTAATCACTGAAAGAACAAATCTTCTGATCACAGCTTCACAGTATGAGATGACCCTTGAAAGAAGTCAATCGGATGAAATTATTGCAGGTAAAAAACAAACCATTGAACAGCTTTATTTCTTAGAACTTGTACGAATCAAACAAGACAGGGACGAACAGATCAAAGAACAGAATTTAAAACTTTCAGCAGATCCACTCTACCAGGCAGAGCATGACAAACAAATAGCCTTAATCACTCAACAATCAAGAACAAAAGAAGCTCAGGCAAATTTCGCTTTTGATGAAAAGGAGCGTCAAAGAAAACTTGATACGGCGCAAATTGATTTAAATAATAAGCTTGAATTAGTTCAGGGAAATATTGATTTAGAATACTCCTTAAAACTTGAAGCACTCGAAGCTCAACGAAAGGCCGAAATATTAGCAGCCGAATCATCAGGGGCAAGTATTCTTTTAATCAATGCTAAATTCAACAAGTTAGAATCGGATAGCGAAAACGAAAAGTTTCAAAGGAAATTTGAAAATATAAAGAAGTGGGCTGATGAATCAATGAAAATTCTTACCGCCGGGAATAATCTTTCAAAAGCAATTGAAGCCGGACAATTACAAGATGCTGAAGAATCAAATTCTACTAAGACAAAGGATTTAGATGATAGACTTGCAAAAGGATTAATCACTCAAAAGGTTCACGATGATGGAGTAGCGGCTTCAGCGGCCGAACTTGATAAGAAGAAAGCAAAGATTGCACACGATCAGGCCGTAAGGGATAAGGCTTTGAATATTATGAGCGTTATTATAAATACGGCCGCTGCAATCATGGCACAATTAAAGATAGGTCCGGCCGGTATTCCACTCGCTATTGCCGCCGGGGTAACAGGAGCTTTAGAACTTGCTACTATCATTGCAACGCCTGTTCCAAAAGCAAGTAGAGGACTTTTACTTAAAGGTAAATCACATGCACAAGGTGGTATTCCAATCGAAGCTGAAGGAGGTGAAGCAATTATAAATAAAAGAAGTACCTCTCTATTCGGACCTATTCTTTCAGCTATGAATGTAGCCGGGGGTGGTGATGCTTTCTCAAATCAACCGTATATAATTCCGGATGGGGGTTATGCAGTTCGTCAAGCTATCTCTTCAGGTAACGGAATCACAGGTGCTGAAATGAATGAGATTATGAAACAATTAAAAGTCTATTCAACTATTCAGGATATACGAAAAGCCGATGTAAACTACTCCAAAATTGAAGATAGAGGATCTTTTTAAAAAATTACAATTTGTTGTTGACAAGGGATTGGGCCGTGATGGTTCGATCCCTTTTTGTTTACTGTCAGAAAATTGACATTTACGAATATTAGCTTAAATATACTTTTGTGATGCTTAGTTAAAACAAAAAGATAGCAGATGAAAGAAATCAGAGTATATAAAGCGATTGACAAAGAAGATATTTTCTTTTCCTTTTTCGGAGAAGAGGATCCATTCTCTTTTTCGGCTGATGCTATCCATAAAGTTTTTGACGAAAATCCGGAAGAGAAAGAATTTAAATTCAATATTGATTGTGACGGGGGAACCGTCTCAGAAGGTATGAGAATTTACGATGTCTTAAGAACATCCGGTAAAACTCTTTATTGCAATATCGAAGGCGGTTGTCACTCGATGGCAGTAGTTCTTTTACTGGCCGCTCCTTTAGAAAATCGTACAGCAAACCCAAATTCACGGGCGCTGATTCACGAAGTCAGAGGGGGATCTTGGGATATGCTCAGAGCTGAAGAGATGAGAATTTTAGCTGATGCAATCGAAGTAGAACAAAACGCAATTCTTGATATTTACACAGACCGTACAGGTTATGACCGTGCACAGTTGGAGCTTCTTATGAAAGAAGAAAAACAACGTACAGCACAAGAGTTGATTAATTACGGATTCATTTCAAAAATAAATATTTACAGTACTAATTTAAAAACCAAAAAACCAATGGCCAAAAATGCTATTACGGTTCAAGAATTATTGAATAAGGCAAAAAAAACCTTAGGCAATATCAAGAACTTATTGGAAGGCGAAACCAAACCTGTTAACCAGGATTGGACGGATGCCGATGGTAAAGTATTGTTCACGTCTGAAGGTGCTGAAGCTGACTTGGTAGTTGGTTGCGTTGCTTCTCCTGATGGAACATACGAATTACCCGATGAACGTACGGTTATTGTAGCCGGTGGAGTTGTGACAGAAATCACAGAACCGCAAGCCGATGCAACCGAAGTTGAAAACCTTGAAGCACAAGTTGAGACGTTAACTAACGCCCTTACTGAAGCTCAAAATCTAATTACTGAACTGAGCAATCATGTAACCAGTAATTTTGTTGCTACACCTCGCACGAAAGTAGCAGGTAAGCCAGCAAACCAAAAACAGTCTGTTGAAGAGTTGCGAAACGATTTACGTGATAAACGTAACAAAATGAAGGGGGTTAAATAATGGCTGCACCTATTTTAGATTTTACGAAATTTACCTTCTCCGCTGAAGAAATCAGAGCGGTTAAGGAACTTCTTTGGGATGAAGTTATCGAAGCCCCGGAAATTTCCCTGTTACATACCATTTTCGAAGGTATTGTTTACGATAAAGAAATTGGATTTATCGGTAAGGGTGGAAAAGTCGGTGTTGCTATGCAAACCGGTGACGGGGATCCTGTTGCTCAGGCTTACTCACTCGCAACTCGCAAAGTGAAATGGACTCCTAAAGGATGGGAAATTTTGATTCATCAAAAACGACTCGATATTGAAGCTACCGCAGCTGTTTATTCTATGAAGACCGGAACGGCTTTCAATGACTTCACCTCGAGTGATTATATGGCTATAATTCTTGAAGCTCTTGCAGTTTCTATCAAAGAATTTATCATGCGTTTATTTTGGTTCAATGACACCGCCGCTGACAATATTGCTAATGGTGGTACACTTTCAGCAACTGAAGATAAAAAATATTTCAATATTCTTGATGGATTTTGGAAACAATTTTTAATTCAGACTACTGCAAACGTGAAACAAAAAGTTACAATTGTTGAAAATACAGCTTTGACTTATGCACTTCAGGCCCTGGATCCTTTAAACATGAAAGGATACTTACAGAAGATTAAATACAATGCACCTCTTCAGGTTAGAAACAACCCTAAAGCGATGATCCTTTGTACTCAGTCTTTTTATGATGCTTACGAAATGTCATTACAGGGAACTATCATTGAAGCAATGTACATAAACTTAACTGAAGGAATCAAAACTTTGAAATACGGTGGTGTTCCTTTGTTCCCGGTTCCGATTTGGGATGTTATTATCGCTGAATCTTACGATACAGGCGTGAAATTGTTGAACCCTCACCGTGCTGTCTTTATTTCGAAAGATATACTTGCAATCGGTGCTGACTCTTCGAAGTCTTTTGGCGATTTGGATGTATGGTATCACAAAGACTCACGACGTGTGAAAATCGAAGCTCAGGGCAAAGCAGATGCAAAGATTCTGAATCCTGCATTCTTTCAATTAGCAATCTAAACCCATTCCAACAAAAGCGGACCTACTATGTGTTCGCTTTTGAATAGGAAATAAAAAATTTAATTATATGGATTGTTCAACTATTCTTGCCGGCTTAATTGCCGTTAATTGCGCTAAATCTTCAGTACCCGGTACTGGAAGTAAAGTATATCTTTTGTCTTATACAGAAGTAAACCGTGTCTTGTCAACTGTAACAAACAATGTAATCTCTGCTATTATCATGGCAGCCACAAAAAAAGGTTATGTTTTTGAAACGCTTGATAATTCAGTAGATGGTGACACCGCTCTTGTAAAGGGGACGTATTATTCTGACTTTGATCAATCATTAATGTTGCGCGTTTTCTCGAAATCGCAAGCCGCAAAAACATTTGTCGAAAGTTTGAAACTTGCCCGCGTAGTTGCTATCGTGGAAAACAAAGAAACCGGAATTGCAGGTGAAATTAAGTACGAAGCTTACGGATGGGATTCAGGTCTTGAACTCATGGAAATGAAATCAAATACTTTGATGGCTGATAAAGTTGTTTACGAACTTAAGTTAGGATCTGGAGCGAAAGCAAAAGAAACTTCACTACCAAAGTCGGTCTTTATCACTTCGATAACAGCAACTGAGGCTATGTTAGCCGGATTGATCGCGTGATCACAAGGCTAAAGACTCTACAATTAAACAGGAATCAGTTCTCCACACCGGATGAACTGATTACCTTTTTAAAAAATAATGAAACCTTGCGAAATGAAATTGAAACATTAAGTAAGGTTTTTTTTCACAAATCAGTAAGCGGATGTAGTAACTGTTACTTTGATGCTTACATGCAACTTATTTCATTAAAAATCAACATTGCAATGGAAAAATTAAAATGTGTATTTCTTTTACTTGCAGGTGCTTTACTGCACGACGTTATAAATTTCGACAATGATCTACTCATGTCGAATGCAAATATCACGGATGATTTATCTTTGTATCATTTAAAGACAAATCCGAATTGTAGACAGTATTTTCAGACGCTACCTGAAAACGTGGACGAACTGATCGAAGCTTATCAGTTACCAGGTGAAGAGGTTCTGTCAGAAACCGATCAGGCCGCTTTAGATTTGGAAATTCAAAACCAGGTTAATGCTGAAGAAAATCTCGTATCTCAGATTCATGTTCTTTTGAAAAACGAAACAACTATTACCCGGATCAAAGAGATGTTCAAAGAAACTGAAAAAGTAGGAAGTAAAAATCTTACTCAACGTTTTTTGACTGAACTGATCGATCGTGCGAAAACTTTGAAAGAAGTGATTCCTTTTGTTCCTGTTGTAACAGAAGAAACAAAAACGGAAACCTCTCCTACTTTGGAAGTTCCTGAAGTTCCTGCAATCCCTGAAGTTTAAACCCTTAATAAGCGTTCATAAATCGTGAACGCTTCTTTTTCCCATGAAAGCAACTACACTTAAAAGAGACAGAAGGTTCGAGATCCGAAATGACAGAGCCTATAAAGTTCAATCTTACGGAGAATGTAACGATTACCCTCAACAGGTGATGGAGATTGTAGACGCTTCAGGAACGGGTAAAAGTTGTGTAGATGTGTATGCTAAATTTATTAGTGGAAAAGGTTTTGAGGACGTTGATTTTTACAAAAAAATCGTAAACAGATTAGGACAAACGAATGATTATATATCTGATCAGGTATCTAAAGATTATGCTGAATTTGGCGGGTTTGCTTTACATGTAAATTATAATGCTAATTTTAAAATCTGTGAACTTCAACACGTACCATTTGAACAGGTTCGTTTTGAAATGTTGGATTTAGAGACATTTGAATTTAACCGGGTAGCTCTTCATCCGGACTGGGGTCGTAGATTTACAAATTTAAGACGGTGGAGAAAAGAAGATATACAATTTGTTGACTTCTTTAATCCGGATCCAGTAGAAATTCAATCACAAGTTGATCAAGCTGAGGGCTGGGAAAATTATAAAGGTCAGATTCTTTACTTTTCTAACGAGGGTGAAAGGGTTTACCCACTTCCTGTTAGTGATACAGTCTTAACAGATATGAGTACTGAAGAGGGAATCGCTAATGTATCAAACAGAAACGCCCGTAATAACTTTTTATCGGCCGGAATGTTCGTTGATACCGTTCCGGACAATGAATCAGCGGCAAATATTGAACCTGGTAACAGCGATTCAGAAGATGAAAGAAGAGAAGAAAGCGGACAGGATAGAGAACAGTTGGCAAATCAAACTGAAATGGCTCTTAAATCCTTTCAAGGAGATGAATCAGCATGTAAAATCATGTATGTTCGTATCGGTCAGGACGAAAAAGCACCCGAATTTGTCAGTTTTAAAGGCGTAAATTACGAAAAGGAGTTCACTGTTACCCTTGCAAGCTCGCAAAGTAACATAGGAAAGCGATTTAATCAACCTCCTATCTTAAGAGCGGAGAATGTAGGGGCAAATTTCGGGGCTGATTTGATGAAAAACGCCTATGATTACTATAATTCAGTAGTAGAAAATGAACGTTTAGCACTTGAAAGAGTCTTTTCAACCATCTTTCAGCATTGGTTTGAACCAACATCCGGGAATTTTTCGATTACTCCGCTCTCTTACGAGGTAGAAATAACCCTTGCAGACCGATTAGGAGACTCACAGTTAAAAGAAATCATCCTACTGGTGAATGACAAGACCTTGACAGTTGATTTAAAGAGATCCATTGCTAAGACTCTTTTTGGATTATCAGAAGATGAAGCAAATAATCTAATTCCCGTAATACCTCCAGTAGTATGATAATTACACCACAAGATATAAGAGCGGTTCGCCCAATCGCTGAAAATGTGAACGATGATAAACGTTTGATTCCTTACATTGAAGAATGTGAAACGCTTTATCTCATTCCAAAACTTGGAGCGAAACAATTCTTATCAATTGAGAAAGCAATAAAAGATAGTAAGCTTGCTATCCCCGTTCCGCTTCCTGATAACATTGGCTCTTTAATGGATGGTTGTTACTTTGATTCAGACAATCAACATTCACAGGGCTTAAAACAAGCGATGGGATATTTGGTATATTCTCGTTTTGTAAGAAATCAAAATGTAAACGTGACAGCTTTTGCGGTTGTTGCAAAACAAGGTCAATATTCTGAAAATGTTGACGAAAAAACAATCATAAGAATTTCAAACGATGCCGAAAAAATCGGACTCGAATATTTGAAACAATGCATTGATTTTCTAAACTTCGGAAAAGACAAAAGAGATCAACGGAATTTTAAACCGAAATGTAAATTTAAAGCAATAGGAGATTAAGCTCATGAGGTTCTGGAATGGAATGGTTAGAAAAATGATTGGACTACCTACTGATAAAATATTAGTAGGAGATTTAGATTCAAACGAACCTCAATATATGAATTTTGGGGATTTGCCATTTGCAAGTCCTGAAAGTGTTACCGATGCTGATGCTGTATTAGATCAGAACATTATTACCGAATCCCAATCCCGAATTCAGGCTGACATCAATGAAGCTATATCCCGTAATACAGCCATCGCTCAAGTAACAGCATCTTTCAACACTTCTAACGGAATAAACAAGCAAGGCACCCTTTCCTTCAATTCCCCTGCGCCAACCCCCGCTAAAAACTGCTTTTACGAGTTCACATCCGCAGGAGCATTCCCATCTTGGTTAACCCCTACTAATCCCATTACTCCTAATGTGTCAATTGGAGACCGTGCATCAGTTGTATTCTTAAATCCGGGGTATAGCTATACTTATATTCCACAATCAGACAAGCAAACCAAAACCGATGCAGCATTGCAAAATATTGAGATAGGGGAAAAGGCAAACTTTACTGATTCATTTACAGGCACATATTCCGACAGAGATTCTTTAAAAACTGGGGGCATTTACATCAAAAAGGGCAGTCAGTATTCATCTATTATGATAGTTCACGTATTGGCTAACGGAAATGTTTTGCAAACCGAATATTGCGAAGCAGATAATAGAGCTATTATTAGAAATCGAACTTTTACATTATCTACATTAACATGGAGCGAATGGGTTGATTATATTACCCAAATTATAACGAATACGAGTTCAATCGCAGATAATACTACCAACATAGAGGCTTTACTTTTAAAAGGATATTTTATTGGAAGTTATGGAAGCGATAGGGATATTTACAAAACGGATGGCGTATATGTACGCAACGTATTAAATGGCAGCGGGATATTAACCGTAAAAACTACTACAACTGGAAATATATTGCAAATCGAACAAACAAGTTCAGACGCATTACCAATTTCCCGCTATCGGCTATTTACAACTGCAACTTCGACATGGGGAGCGTGGACTGATAATATTGCGACATTAAATTCATTAAGCACAACAGTTGCAAATTTAAAAGGGTTTACAGGGTCATTTACAACCGTAAATATAGATACCCAAAAAACAATTGGATCTTATCTTAATTCTGCAACAGGCGAAATACTTAATGTAAATACATTAGTAATTGGTAGATATTCGCTTTGCCAAATTTTAAAAACTGAAAATGCAAGTGGTATTGTTGAAAAAATAAGGTATTATAATTCAGGTACGAATTTATGGGAAAATTGGTTTTCTAATGAAATTCACGACGTAAGAGAACAGATTATAAATGCAATTGATTGGAAAGTGTTCTCAAACTATACATTTGTTATAGGTGAGTATATTGCTATGAATACTAAATTATCAACCGTAAGCGCATCGCTAGGAAGAACCAACCCAATTCTATTGTCTACACTAGGAAAGGCTTTTTTAGTTTCGCTTTCAACATTCGCAGGCGGCATGATTCCTATTGCATTTTATTCAAGTTCAATTATAGCAATTGAAAATTATGTTGGAATGGACATGATATATGCAGCGAGTGGGGTATTATCTAATCATTTAATAACAAATATACCACCAACTGCAACCCATGTTGTTGTTTCCAATAGTTCAAACTTAGCCGTTAATTTATCAATTTCAATTCCTGTAAAAAGCTCTAATTCAACAAATCCAAATTGTATCGTTAAATACAATTTTGCTGCAAAGAAATTTAGTATTTACGTAAAAGACAATAATGATAAATCTGTATATTATTCATTTGATGTATCATTATATCAGGATGATGCAGATTTAAACTATTGGAAGTTATGGAAAATAAACGGAGGTAAATTATGTAGTTATGATTTAGGAGTGATGACCGAAACGGTAACAAATACGGTACTTGGCACAGTTGAAAGTGAATTTGCCTTTAAATTTAATAATAAGGCAGATTATACAGGAGGCTACCACGGGGATGAAAGAATCGACACTGCAGGTTCATTCGTAAATTTTTATATAGATGGCGTAAAAGTTTCCGATGCTGAATTGTTAGCAGATTTTCAATTAGAATGCGACAACTTTTATTATCTGCAATCTTCGACACTTCACGATACAGCCGAATCGGCAACGCCTACAGTATTCGTAGCAGGTCATCCAGTCGTTGCTCGACATATCAAAAAAACAACATTTAAAAATGCAGGTTACGAAACCATCAATAAAGTGACATTTCAGTTGTCATCTGCAAGAACATTATATGAATACTTTTCAGGATTATGTTGCATGGGAAAGGCTTTTGCCGATTTTGCGTATGCTGAAGATTATGTTGTTAGGGGTAAGTTTATAGGCGATTCAGCTACCTATTGCGATATGAGACAAAAAGGAACAGTTGAGTATTGGAGCGTAGATAATGGATTGTCAGCACAGATAAATAGTAGGTTTTTATCTGGTATTGATGATTCTATTCCTATCGTAAGTATTTGGGATAGGGTCGGCGACACAAAATATTACCGGAAGGCTTTATTATCTGATGCAATATCGGTGCAGTCGAATACGATTGAAAGTATTATGACTGTGAAGTACAATAAGAAATAACGGTACTTTATAACCGCCCTTCCCCCCCGATAAAGAAAACACCATGAAACGAAAAAACAAATCTTGGAAAACGACCCTAATCGGATTAATTTTAATCAATAGGTAGTGAGTACAACAACTCACTACCTTAAAAAATAAATATATGAAAAATCTTAAATCTTGGAAAACAACCCTTATAGGAATAATCTGTTTAGTTAACGTTTTTGTCTGTTTATTTTTGGTCTATCTGAAAATAGTACAGATTAGCGATGTATCTATGTATTTACCAATTTCAACACCTATAATTTTAAGTGTGGCAACATTTTTTAGTAAAGATTCAAACGTTACAGGCGGAACAATTAAACAATAGAATTAAACTACCTCGTTAGAGGATAAAAATAAAAAGTAATGATGGGAGCAAATGAATGGATAGCAATTGTTAGCGTTTTTCTTGTTAATGGGGGTTTATTATTTGCATTTTTTTTAAATATGAATGTGAAAATTGCAGAGATAAACGAAAGGTACATCGCACTACAAAAAGAGGTGTCAGAGCATAAGGATGATAACAAGGATTCGTTTAATGAATTAAAAAATATGTTTTCCGAAACCGAAAAAAATAACCGGCAGGATCACGGAAAACTATTTGATAAATTTGATAAGGTAGGCGAACAGGTTATGAACGCAACAAGAGTATTTCTTAAAAATCAAACAGTATGAAAACAGGACCTAAAGGAATTTGGCTAATTGAACATCATGAGGAATTTAGAAGTAAACCGTATCTGTGCCCGGCAGGCATTCCAACTATTGGGTATGGATCAACATACTATCCGAATGGAACAAAGGTAACTTTAAAGGACAAGCCTATTACAGAGCCGGAAGCAACTGTTATAATGCAGTCTGTTTTAAAGGCTTTTGAATTGTGCGTGAATAAGAACTGTCCAAATGTCAATCAGAATCAATTCGATGCGTTAGTTGACTTTGCATATAACTGTGGTGTGGGTAATTTTCAAAGTAGTACTTTACTGAAGAAAGTAAAGTTAAACCCTAACGATCTAACCATACGAGCCGAATTTATGAAATGGAATAAAGGTGGGGGAAAAGTATTAGCGGGACTAACAACAAGGAGAACGAACGAAGCAAACCTTTATTTCTTACCGGTATGAAACAATGTTCGCAATGTAAGAAATTAGACGGTACACAATTTGTAGATTTTGATTACTATTGTAATACATGTTTTAACGATAAATTTATACTAACGAACTTGTAAATAATCCTTACAGGTCCAGTTAATCGAAAAATTCGAACAACTGAAACGGTGAGATAAATATGAAATTATGAAAATTATTATTATTTCCGGTTTATTGATTTTAGGGATTGTCTTAGGACTGTTCATTGGCGTATTGTGGTTATGTAGTCAATTTACTAAAAGATTTAATTAATTATGAAAAAACTTATATTCATTCTTTTGATTTTTATTTGCTCCTGTTCAGGAACAAAAAAACTTGAAAAATCAAATCTCTCAAGTAATTTGAAATCCGATACTGAAGTATCAAAAAAAGTGGACGAAAAACAGACCGGTTCTATATATGATCAGTCCGTAACAACTTTAGATAAGAAAACAGATTTATCGGAAAAGAAAAATAAAACGGTTGAAACAAAAACAACTGATTACGATGGATCGAAACCGATCGTTCCCGGTACCGGTAAACCACCGGTAGTCAAAGAAACAATCCGGATCGTGAAAGAATCAAACGAAAAGGATATTCAGATTCAGGAGGGGTTGACTGAGAAACTAAATTTACAGATAGGTTATACCAGGGAATTGCAATTAAAAGTTGATAGTTTGCAAAAAGTAAATTCAACGCTTACAAGTAAAACGGAATCGAAAGAAATACCGGTGAGTAACTGGTGGAAATGGTTCGTTGGTGGAATAGTTATCGGATTAGTCGTAATGTTCTTTATTATGAAAATTCCATTTGTTGTCATACTTTCAAAAATAAAAGCATTCATTTCTAAATAGATTTTTCTTTTTGTCATAATGTTGATAGGTCCGGTCTGTGAAGATAGGACCTATTTTGTTATAAAAAAGTAGCTTCTAAAAGTAGGTAAATATCCTTTATTTCTAAAATAGTTTAAATGAAATACCAAAACATTAAATACAATACAGCAATTGTTGTATATCAAATTAATGTATTATCTTTGAGTATTCAATTAAACAACTACTAAATATAACGATCATGACAATAGTTAAAAACTTTCAATTTGGATTAGGAAAAGTTATTTCAGAAGAAAATGGAAAAGCAACTATTAATTTTAATGGTTCAATCAAAACGCTAATCGTAAAATTTGCTCACTTGACTAACGAAGATGGTTCTGAATTTATTGGTTCAACTGAATTTAAAGCCGTAGCAGCAAAAGCTAATCCTTATCATAAAAATGTAACTGCCGAACAAAAACAAGCTAAGTTATCCGCTAAATTAGCCGTAACAGCACACCACGAACCTTTAACTCAAAAAGAAAAAGAAGATTTAGAAGATTATATGAAAGCTCAACAACGTAATTCAATTTCTTGGTAGAATATAAATTTATAAAAAAACAACATTATGAAAACGTACGACATTTATTTCAACGATTCTGAAAACTCAAATAACAAAGGGTTTAAATTAGGTAAAGATGACGCTATCGAAAAAGCAGAAGAAATGCTTCAAAGTAAAGAATCTTACGTATCGGATTATCCGGGCGGTACAATTTCAGTACAGGATAATGAGGGTTTAACGGTTTGGACTAAAGAAATAGAATGAAAGATAAAACACCCGATAAGCAATTCAACCCCGAATTGCTTATCAATTGGGCTGAATTAAG